TTCTGGATTGCAGCGATGCCAAGATTACAATTCAACGTGCGATAGTCTTTCAGACGGTGGCACTCATCGAATACGAGCAAGCGGCTGGCGACCGACTGATGGTAGTGAAAAGTTTTTATCATTCTTTTCCTGCCTTGTCGCTCTGTCCAGAATCCCCATTCGGTTGAACCGCGCCTCAGCAATTCGTAATTGATTACGACGCAGCGCACGCCGAACAATCGCGCCATGCGACGCCACGGCGGCATGACGTTCTTCGGACAGACAACGAACAGATCGCGGCCGAGGATGAACGCTACGGCACAAGCGACAGCTGTTTTGCCTGTGCCTGTATCGCTGGCGTCGAGCGCGCGATTGTAGGAATAGACTGCGGACACAAGCTGACGAATCGCTGGCAGCTGGAACGTGTAATCGTTGTCAGTGTCGAGGCGAATCTGCTCGTAGATTGCGACGACTTGCGCGAAACGTTCTTTGTGTTCTGGCGACAGCCAGATTTCGTCTTCGACTTGCGCGGTCATTGGAATGCCCTCCTTTTATCGACTAGGCTTTTCAAGCGTCCTCCTTTCCGAGAAGGCGACGCCACAGGGCTTGCTGAATGTCGCCGCTGTCGATGCCGTCCGGCGTGGAACAAGTGAACATGCCGCTGCTGTAACGCTGGCTTTGCCACGTGAAATGTTCGTCGCGAATCAATACGATGCGACCGAATTCTCCTCCGATATTCATCATTTCGATGGTGCCGAAACCGTCATACGCTTTCGGTGCCCACGTCTGTCGAATGTGATACACGACCGGAGAGTCGTTTCCGATTTGAACGTTGATTGTGTCTTCGTTCATCGCGTTTCTCCTACGACGTTATTTCGTTCAAACATGATTTTACCGCCGTCTGGCTTGCGGTAAATATCAATCTCGCGCTTGCCGATTATCAGTCGCGACGTGGGAACGCCTTCGACCTGATACGCCTGCTGGCGCTCGATGATGTAATTATGACTCTCGCGGTGGCGACGTGCGCGCGGTTCAGCAACGGCTGTGACCGCGACGAATATCGCCAGAACTGCTACTAGGTTTTTCATGGTGTTTTTCCTCTTGGTGTGTGTTTTTTTCCTTCTGTTACGCTGCCGCAATGTGGACAGAAAAATTCCATATTTGGATCGTGTTTTGTCAGCACGATGAATTTCCAGCCACAGTTACGGCATCTGATTGGTGTTTTTTCTTTCATTTTTCGTCGTCGTTTTCGACTGGCGTCCAATCGTCGGATAGTTCGACTGGCGTGCCGGACGGTTGCGGTGTTGCTCGTTCGGCTTTGCTTTTTGCGAGCGTTTCATCTGCGTGTTTAATGGCTTCATCCATGATCGTGTTCCAAGTGACCTGCGGTGTCGGCTTGGGCGACGGTGTTGGCGTGCTGGCTGGTTGTTCGTCGTCGCAGGCTGCGAGAGACAGGGCGACGAGCAATATTGCGATTGCATTTTTCATTTGTGTGTTTTCCTTTGGTTGGTTGTGTGTTTCTGATCGAGCAGAAGTCCTAGAACGGCTCGCGCCGCGCTCAGGATTGCCGCTATCACGTTTTTATGGCGGTCTGGCTGTGTGGGCACAGGGACGCCAATCAAAACGATTCTAACGCGGTTTTAATGCTCGGAGCGTGCGTCACGCCTACGTTGTCCCGACGCGGTCAATGGCATGGGCGCGGCGGTCGTCCGATAGGCGGACGCACGAAACTGAACATTATCGCTGGTCGGCTGGATAGATCGTCACTTCGTAATTGCGACCGATGGACAGATCGCGCGCAACGTTCTCGTCGATGATATCGCCAACGTGATACTCGGCATTCGGTTTCGATTGCGTGTGGACTTCAATCGCGCCGATTAGTTTGGCGATCCGAAACGTGAACGACTTGCGGTCGGTCGCATCATCGGAACGGGTGATTTGTGACAGTGTTATTTTGACTGATTTCATGTGTGTGTGTTTCCTTGGTTGACTGCTCGCTTCATGCGAACAGAACGATGCGGTCGACGCTTGTTAGGTCGCCGACCGCACGAGTTCTATTTGCTTTTGCCTTCGCCGATCCAGCCTTTGACCAGATCCATCACACGCCTGCGCTGTGGTGGCGCGAAGCGGTTTATCCACTGAGTCCACTTTTTGTAGACTTGATCCTCGAACGGGACTTCTGCGCGCGGCTTGCGCTTCGTGGGCGTTTTCTTGGCTGCTTTGCCAAGCTTTGTTTTGCCGCTTATGACTTCCTCCAGTCCTCCGGCTTTGCGGACTTTCTCGGCTTGTTCGCCTTTGCGCTGGCTGACGCCTGCGCTCTTGGCGACCTGAGCAGCGACGCTGCCCTTGCCGTTCAGTTTCGCTTTGCCTTTGAACGCGCCAGCGGCGGACTGCCGCTCTTTCGCTTCGGTTTCCAGCTGCGGTCCGCGCATCTTGGAAACGATGGCGACGCGCTGATCGTCGCTCATGTGGCGGCGGAACAAATTGCGCGACATGATTTCATTCGCGATTTGTTCTTCGGTGCCGTCGAACGCTTCGAACTTATCCTCGGGCACGTCCATCTTGAGATCGTAGGCGATCTTCCAGCGTGTCGCGCCGTCGAGGATTGTGTCTCGGTTCTTGGTGACAAGCAACGGGACTTTGATGCCGTTTGCTTTGATGTCCGCCGTCATTTCTGCGAGTTCCGCCTTCGGCATAGGCGCAATCGAGCCGAACATTCGGCACAGCGGATGAATTTTCATAACCTTTTGGGCCATGATTTACCTCCTTGGTTTGTGTTGTGTGTTTTACACTGACCGCGTAATTGCGACCAGCATCGCAGCGTCGTGGTTTGTTAGGCCACGGCGCTGCTGGTGCTGTTCACTTGAACGGAGCTTATCTGCATTTGGTGATAAGCTTCAAGGACATTTTATTTTTTCTTGCAATTGTGTCCGATCACGACGCCGATTATCAAAAATGCGGCAGGTGCAAAGACGACCCATGTTTGCGCGAACAACGAGCGCGCTTGTTCTAAGGTCAATTCGATTTGGTCCTCCTTGGCGTGAGTGTTTTTCTGACCACGCATTCGTGGGCGCGAGGGCCACCGACGATGCTGTATTTTTTGCCTGTCTCGCGCTGGCGCATGATGATTGCAATGCGCTGCTTGAAGTCGGCAACCGACTCGGGTTGTGTGTATGTGTTTTTCATCTGTAGGTTTGCCTATACAGGCGGTGTGTGTTGGTTAGGCCGACCAGCTTCGGCTTCGTGCCGTTCGGCCACACTGGTGCATCGCGCTTGAAATCAATCGGCTCGACGAATTCAAACGACGAATACACCAGCATCTGCGACGGCTTGGCTTTGGCTGGAACTTCGGTCTGTGCGAGGGCGATTGCCATCGCGGGGATTTTGTGAACGCCGAAACCGTATTGGTTCACGGCGATGTAGAACGGATCTTCCGCGTAATACAATTTCAGTGTGTTCATGCGAAGTATCCGGCGCAGATCGGTCCGATTGAATTGCGGACAGACTGAGCGGCTTTCAAATGGCGACCGCAAACGATGCAACGCGCATACTGTGTCAGGAATGCTGCTGCCTCTTTCAACGGCCATTTGTCGGCTTCGGTCAGCTGGTAGATTACGCCAGCGCGATACACGGTTTCGAAATCGACTTGCTCGCCGTGCTCGGTCATGCGAGGCGGCGACGCCACGATCTCTTTTGCGTAGCAGCGCGTTTTCTCCTTATTAGGCTTGACGACAAAGATTTTTCCATCCTTGCGATAAACGCCCATGCCGACTGTCGAGGCATTTAGCTTATCACCATTTGATGATAAGCTTGCCTGTTCGGGGCATTTGCCGACGTGCGCGACGCCTTCGCCGCGCGTCCATTCTACGGTTTGGCCCTGCTGAATTGTGCCGCCGCAGGACGTGCAGCGGCCACTGAACTTCGATTTGATTTGCATTAGCGCGGTCCTCCGAAAAGTCCGCCAGCTTTGATCATCCGCGTCCAGTCGGGCGACTTGACGGTGACGAAATACGCTCTGCCGAGTTCGGCGTCGTAGATGAACAGCCGACCACGGAAACCGTTGGCTTTGAACCACGACGCTTTCAATTCGCCATTGCGCTTGTAATCGCTGTCAGCGTATTGAATGAATTTCGTTTTTCTGCCGACTTGTTCGACGGCGATTTCTTTTAGGTCGCCACGACCGCAATCGGAGATTGTGAGTTTGATTTGTTCTGTCATTTTTGGTGTGTGTGTTGTTAGGCCGACGCATTTTGCATCGGTTTCTGACGGCTTTACGCGATCAGAATCACAGCGCCGTTGGCAGTCCGGCGCTGGTAGTTCTGACTCACTTACTCGTCGAATTTAACGTCGAGGATGAAATCTGCCGAACGATGTGCGGCAGCGGCTGCTTGCACGACCATTTTGTGATCGTCTTTCAACGCTTTCAGCCAGCCTTTGATGTAGGCGGCTGAATTGTCGACTGTGGTTTCGATGCCGGAAATCGCGCTCAGAAAAGCGGCGGACATTTCGGCGATCAGTTCTTCTTTCGCATACGGCTCGGAACCGAATTTCTTAGCATCTTCGGTGCAGCCAGCGAAACGACCGACGCGCGTGGCGTGGCCTGTCGAGTGCGACAGTTCGTGGAATAGGGTCGAGTAATATTCGCCCTCGCCGTGGAACGATTCTTTCACAGGCATTTTGACGCGGTCGAGTGCGGGACTGTAACAGGCGGCGCTGCCATTGTGTTCGATGCTCGGTGCCTTCGGCATTCCGGCGACGATCTTTTCCGCTTCGGCAATCGGATTGAACTTTTTCGATTTCGCCTTCGGCTTCTCGACCTTCGGCAATTTCGATTCCAGTCCGTCGCATTGCTCGACGTTAAAAACGCGATAGTAGCGAAGCAGAAACACGCGCTTCTCGTCGCCTGTTTTTTTGTCTTCGATGACGTCGCGCTTCCAGAATACGGCAATCGTGGATTGCTCGCCTCGGCGGACTTGGCCACCGAGTTTCTCGGCCTGCTTGTAGGTCAGCCAGTATGGCGACTCGTAGCCAGCGGCTGCGAGCATCCAAACGTTGATTCCGCGATACGGTTTTTTGCTGACCAAATTCATCGGCATCTGCGGACGGCCGCCGACGACGGTCCAGCCTTTTTTCCAAGGCACAGTGCCTTTTTCCAGCAGCTCGACGATTTTGTCTGTGACGATCTGATATACATCAGTGAACTTTTTCATTTGTGTGTGTGTTTTTGTCGATGCATTACGCATCGGTTTGACGGCCAGTGGCGGTCATTGGTTAATGGTCTGTCTCATCAGCGTGCGGCGACCAGCTCGCACGAACGGGCGAAAGTTTAATTCCGACGCCCGTTTCGACTTCTTATCGAGGATCCAATTTGCGGCAGGTGCGATTTTTGTTCGAGGCGTCGCACGACGCTGTGCCGTGTTACCCCACGGCGGAACTGCTTTTCATTGATCCAGTCAGCGTATGGTGATCGATTCGTTGGCCACCGCTGCGATTAACACTGGCGAACTAAAATGCGACGTCGGACTCAGGAAACCGTCGACTTACTTTCAATTTTCTTAGCCGGATTGGACGGCAATGGTATCAAAGAACTGCGGACATAATCACTACAGGTTTGAAAGAAACAACAAGAAAAACAAATTTATTTTTGCGGTGGTCTGGACAGGGCGTCGGAGGGCATATACGGCCAAAAAGAGAGCGTGATTTGCCTGCGTGATTTTTTTCTTGCGCTTTTATTCGAGTCAATCCACGCTGGTTGTCTATGGCTAAAAAACAACCTGAACTAGAAATTGTGGGCAAAGGCGTTGCGCCTGTGTCTTTTCCTGAGATCGACAAGCTGGCTGACAACTACATCGCGGAGCGCGACAAGCGGATGCGACAGACACCGCGCGAAGTCGCAGCCAAAGGCAAATTGATTGACGCGCTGCACGCGCACAAAGACGAACTACAGAACGCCGACGGCGACATCGTCTATCGCATGGACGATTTGCTGATCACACTCGAACCAGGCAAAGAGAAATTAAAAGTGCGCGACGCATCGCAACAGGACGGCGCAGAGTAATTCAATCTCATGCCATGCTTCGATTGCTACGACGACAGCAAAGCGCGCACAGAGAAACGTAAACGCATCGAACGAATACTGATCGCCAAAGGTCTCGACCCACGTAGTTCAAAGTTTCAAACTGTGCTGTGGCGACGGATGCGTCGTCGTTGAAAACTTTTTTGCATTCGTTAGGCACCAGCAATTAGGTTCTGTTGCTGCGGCTGGCGACTGAGGACGCGGAGAGTTACCAAATATTTTTAGTCACTGGGCAGAGCATTTCGCATGTCACCGCACTTGCCCACCTATGCAATTGCTCCGGCGAAAGTGACACACCAGCTTATCTGCATTTGATGATAAGCTTCCAATTCACTGTGAGATTTTACTTGGAAGTCGAGGCGTTCGCGGCTATTTCTTCCTCAAAAAATGGCTGCACAAACGATTGAAACCTCGATGTTGGCAAAGCTGCTGGATATCACGCCTCGCCATGTAATCAGATTGACAAACGACGGTGTTCTGAGTCGAGCGATCGACAACGACGGAAACGAATTGCGCGGACGATATTCGCTCTTGGCTGTGCGCGACTACTGTCGATATTTGCGAGGGCAGATGCGCGTCGGTGACACTGGACAGGCGACGTGGGAAGCGGCGCGCAACAAACGCATGAGTGCCGAGGCTGAAATGTCTGATTTGCGGGTGCGCGAATACAAAGGGCTGCTGCACAACGCGCGCGACGTGGAGTTCGTGATCACGAACATGATGACTTACTTCAAGCAACGGGCGCTGGCGTTTCCGTCGCGGGTCGCGCGGCTGTGCGTAGGCAAAAATTTCCGGCAGATTTTGGAGATATTATCAGGCGAAATCGAGCTGCTTTTGCGAGAACTTTCAGGATACGACGCCAGCAAATTCACCAAACAGGACAACGACTACTTGGAATCCGAGGCTGGCGAAGCAGGTGACAATGGCAGCGACGACGGCGACAAGTCGAGTCGATGAGTATCTAGCGACGAAGCGATTCTGCTGGTCGTTCGTTTCGGTCGTTAGGCCACCGTCAAAAGTTACGCTGTCGACGTGGGCTGACAAATATCGCGTGCTCTCGAGCGAGAGTTCTGCCGAACCTGGGGCGTGGGTGACGGCGAAAGCGCCCTACGAAAAAGAAATCATGGACGCGATCAGCGATCCGTTCACGCCGCGCGTCGTTTGCCAGAAGGCGGCGCAAATCGGAATCACTGACTCGGCGATCTTGAATCCGGTCGGCTATTTCATCGACGAAGATCCTTGTCCGATACTGGTCGTGCAGCCGACAATCGAAATGGCTGAAACATTCTCGACCGACCGGCTGACGCCGATGTTGCGCGACTCGCCGCGACTGCGGCACAAGGTGGCTGACCCACGGTCGCGCGACAGTTCAAATACGCTGCGACGCAAAGCATTCAAAGGCGGATACGTGGCGCTCGGTGGCGCGAACTCTGCGGCGAGCTTGTCTGGTCGTCCGGTGCGCGTGGTTCTTCTCGACGATGTAGACCGATATCCGGCCAGCGCCGGAACGGAAGGCAATCCGTTGCAATTGGCAATCGCTCGAGCAAGCGCGTTCTGGAATCGTAAAATTGTGATCGTGTCGTCACCCGGCATCAAAGGGATCAGCCACATCGAACGGGAAATGGAACAGTCGACTTGCGAACACTGGTATCTGCCATGCCCTGAATGCGGCATGATGCAGATTCTCGACTGGGACAGAGTGCGTTTTGCGGACATGACTCATCGCTGCTTGGAGTGCGGCGAGAACTTTGAAAAGTTTCTCTGGCTGGCTGGCGACGGCGAATGGCGCGCGCATCATCCGTTTAACGAGCGCGGCGAAAAGATTTTGACGCGCGGATTTTATCTGAGCGGCCTATACAATCCGTGGGTCGAGTGGCAGATTCTGGTCGACGAGTTCGTGCGTGCGGTGCGCGCCAACGAGGAAGGCGACATCGAGCCGTTGAAAGCTTTTCGTAATACGCGCCTCGGCCAGCTGCACGACGACACAGGGCAGAGGATCGACATCGATCTTTACGCCGAGCGGCGCGAGGATTACACGGCGGAAATTCCAGAGGGCGTGCTGGCGATGACTGCTGGCGTGGACGTGGGCGAATACGCGATCAACTACGAGATTGTCGGCTGGGGCAGAGGGCGCGAATCGTGGGGCATCGAATACGGAATGATCGACGGCGACCCGCGAGAGGGCGACGTGTGGGACTTGTTAGACGAAGCAGTCTACAGGCGAATACTGCTGACGCACGACGGCAAACGGATGCGTTGCCGCAAGATCGCGGTCGACTCTGGCTACGCTGCGGACTTCGTCTATGCCTACACGAAGCCGCGCCAGCCGCGCTGCATCGCAATCAAAGGCGAAGGCGGACTGGGCAAACCGTTCATCAAAGGCGCTGGCACATTCACGAAAAGCAATCGCGCGCGGTTGCAGATTATCGGCGTCGACAGTGGCAAAGAGGAAATCGTCAATCGCCTGCTGGTGTCGAATGTCGGCGCTGGTTACTGTCACTTTCCTCGACTGAAAAACGGCGAGGCGGCGCGCGGTTACGACGAGGAATATTTCAAAGGGCTGACCGCCGAGCGGCGCATCGTGAAATCGAAACACGGCTTTCGAACTTACATCTGGACAAAGCGGCTGAGCCAGCGGAACGAACCATTCGACTCTCGGAACTATGCGCTTGCGGCGCTGGCGATTCCTTACGCTGGCATGAATCTGGCGACGATGGAACGCGACGTTCTCACTGCGACAGAACAACGGGGCGACGTCGTCTTCGGCGCACAACGACAACGGATGACGGAAGCTCGCGCGACCGAACAGAAGGGCGGCGGGAAATTCGGCGCACAAAATCGCGGCATCTCATAACCAGCTTATCTGCAAATGGTGATAAGCTTCCAACGCTCAAATTTGGCCGTGGTCGCGTTTTGATTTCGCCGGAGTGTCAGGACACCGGACGGTGTAAACAAACGCGATATGCGCAATCGTCGCGCGTTTTTTGGGCGGTGTGGTGGCCGATTGTGACCGAATTTCGAGTTTGGACGGTTTGGTCGGAGCTTATCTGCAAATGGTGATAAGCTTCCTATCAGTGGGCGAACGGACGGATTTTTTTGCCAGTCTGCTTGCTGGCCCACTCGCATAGAATGTTCGCGGCGATGCGGG